TCAGTAATCTCAAAGATGGCAATGCGTTGAGCTCGATTGTCCTCCCATGCGAGTTTACCGTCGTCGTGATCCTAACGCATGAAGTCTTCGAAAGAATTTTCATACTCGGTGACCTTAGGACACGGAATCTGCAGCACCGACAGCCACTTATTGAGCATCGATTTATATTTCGAGCCCACATCAATTAGAGTGACCTGGCAATCTCTCCTCGTGCAAACATTGACAGCGTAGTTGAGCGAGGCGGTGTACATCTTATCAGAGATGTACCTGCAGAATGGATGTCCTCCTGTGTTGGAGGATATCACGGGCTTGGTTGCGTCTCCTATACCTGCGTCTTACAGTTTGAGGAGTGCATCAGGGCCAAGCTCACCTCTGATGACTGAGAAAGTCTGACCGACGACTGTCAAACCCGCCTTCAGCTTATCATCCTTTCGGCGTGCCAGAGTGGCTTGTTCCTCTTTCTGGTAGAGGTCGACGAGGGATGAATCCTGGAAGGTGGAGGCTGCTTCTGGTCGGAGCTTCCACTGCGAGATCTGTGGCGGTGCCAGATGGTGAGACAACAATTTTTGGATTTGACGTCCACCTAATGCTGTCAACATTGCCGTCACAGAGCAGATTTTGACTGTGCTGTTCGCGCTCAGATAGAACACAAATGGTGCACAGAAGGCGTTTTTGGCAAGATTGCCGGCAGAGCCTAGGAGTTGTCCTGTTGCCTCTGCAGCTCTCTTCGCGCTAGCGTCACTGACGAAGTCAACGACTCGATTGACACCCTCAATGAAGACGGCCGGCTTAGCAATGAAAGCTACACACAGAGTTCCTCCTCCCGTCAACATGATGTATCTCGTCCAGTTGACCTTACCGGGAACCACGATACCTACAGCGTCTTCAGCTATTGGAAGCTGGAGCTGTCCCTGCGACGACTTAGGTTTTCTGCCACAAAGGATTCGGACACCTGCCAACATGTTTTTGTTGTCACGGTGGTGGTCTTGCTTGGACTGCCAAATTAGTCCGTCCAGAGATGGTGCTTTGTAAAGCGGAATGACCATTTCCTTCTCTCCCTGAACTTCCCAAACCTTACCTCTGCGAGGCAGAAGCTGTGCGAGCAGAACTGCGGACATCTTGTCCTTGACGTCACAAGTCGAAAAAACTTGTTCTGCTCTAGCATGGTAGAAGGTCTGGACAGCCTGTGCGGCGGCGCATCGGCACTTAGGCTTGTCTTTCAGGTCCTCGAGGTGAACCTTCTTCTCCCACCAGTGGACAAAAGTACGGAAGTCTCCAGCTCTAGAAGTGGCGCTTTTATCCAATTCAAGCACGCTCTTGAGCTAGTGGACTTCCTACTTGGTGTACTTTGCCCTCTTCACCAGATTTGGAACGACGTTGGTCTTCTTCAAGTGAATGAGGCGCACGGCCAATTCAAGATCGTCGTAGGTCCTGGCGGATAGGTCGGCCCAGTCCCTGACGCAGAGCACGGCGTGTTCTGTAGAGTATGCAATAAAAGACTTATGCTTTGCATACCCGTCAGGGTGTTCGACGAATTCGTCGATGGCG